TACTACCTATTTTAGAAAGAATCTTATCGGGAGTTTTAGTAAGCGAAACTTGACCGTTGATTACCTTATAGACTTCATAAAATGTATCGCTTGCAACAATCTGATCTTTTGTTGTTAGAGTTAATGTAATTTTAAGTCTATCAGCGCCTGGAGATGTAAGGTTGGGAGTAGAACCTGAATTATCAAAAAGAGCTATATTATCAGCTGTAGTAATAATTTCTTCTACTACTTTAAAACCAACAGTGCCTGTAAAGGTAGAAGTGTATTTAGAAAGAACTAATGATTGAGCGTCAACCATTACAAGATGGTTTCCAGCATACGTATCAAACTGAGGAATATCAACAATAGAACATTTTCCAACCGCGTCATTCACTGACTGAATGGTAATATTACCTAAATCAGTTGTAAGAGTAGCTCCTGCAACAAATGGCTTAGAAACTGTAGTAACTTCAGCTTCGTCTGCTCCTCCAACTTTACCCTCTGACATCTTTACGAATAGCGTATCAGGATCTCCATTTGCAGCCGGTAAGACATCTTTTACTATAGCAAACAAATCACCATCATTTATTTTAGTACCCTTTAAAGCTGCATAACCTATAGGTAAAGAACTGACTTTCAAGTACGTGTAAGAAAAGGCATTGACACCTGAAGCAAGGCTTGCTGAATTATTAAATATTGCGCCTTCATTTACTATAAACCGTGAAAGCCTGGCTAGTTCTGCTTGTATAATAGATTGTGATTGCGTTAGCTCTCTAGCTTGAAGAGCACGACCGTTATTAAAAAGAATACGATGGTAGTGATCACTATCTCTGAAGTCATCATTATATTCACTCAAGAACGTGGTGTTAGTAAGATTAGTTGCCATTGTTTATCCTTAGAGTTTAATAACTACTTTAATATCTTCAGTTTGAGCTGCATCTCGTGGGAGTTTTTGTCTGTTATTTAAAAAGAGTAACTCTCCAGAATATATATCAATCTCTCCAGCGACAATATCAGATATAGTAAATGTTCCAGCTTTACCTGTTATAGTTACGGTTTCTCCGATAGTAAAGTTCGAAAATCCAGTTTCTTCATTTTGATGATACCAAATTGTAGAAATACCATCAAAATAGTCTATATATCCGCTGGCACTACCCGCTCCATTAATTGTTACGTCGTTGGCCCAAGAAAGCTCAGATATGGTTTCACTTAATACTATCTGCTTAACTGCTCTACCTTGTGTTTCAGTAAATAACGCACCGCCAGGTTGCTTAATATTTTTTAATAAGCCTATCTGTCTATACTCGTTATCAACTATCCAATCACCAGATACGTCGCCTTCGGGTTTGATATTAAACATTATGCTTGTAGATCGTAGATCCGATCTAGCATCTGCACCAATTCCTCCTTCAACAGCAAAAATGGGAAATACCTCTGCACTTGCTCCACTTGTTAAATTAGTTTGATCTACTGTTATTGAGGCTTGATTATACCCTGATCCTAAATCTGATACAATATTAGTAACGGCCGAACTTGTTCCAACTTGAACTGCAGCAAGCTTTCCGGTATTATCTAAAATAGCGTGTGCATTTGCTCCAGTACCGTCACCAACTACTGTAAGGCTAGGAGCTGCCGAGTAAACACCGCTGTTACTTTTAACTCTATAACCTATAATTTGTCCATCAATTGATGCATCCTGCACAGCTTTTTGAGGAGCTTCAGGATCAGTTGGCGCAGCATCAATTACGAACTTGACAGGCATAAAGTTAGAAGTTAAAAATCTATTTGCATCAGCAGTAGTAATAGTATACATGTACTTCCATATATATCCATCATTTTCAACCGGCAAAGTAGTATCTGTATGGTCTGGAAGGAAATTAGATACGACCGGAGATCCAAAACTATTTTTACCTTGACGAATACAAACATAAACATGGTTATCAGCTGTTTTAACGTAGTAACCAGGAGTTGGCTGACCAACTTGGTTGTCATTAAAAGAAGGGTAAACGGTATTGGTTGTCCAATCAGTTAAAGGTACAACGAAAGAAAAAGCTTCAACTGCTTTTACAGATTGCATATTATATCTAAATAGTCTTCTATCTCTTTCAGTATTGCTGGGATCAGGCGTGACATCAGTGCCCAGTGCTGGCTGCCAAATTTGAGAGTGCCCTACGCCGATATAGAAATAGTTATCGGAATCACCAAGGTTTATGCCCTCATTTTCATCGAATACCTGTTGTGTAAATTGTCTTTTTATTCTGTCTGTAATAATTGCTGGCATTGTCTATTTCCTATACGACTGCGTATCCATAACCACCTACTATAATCCATCCACTTGTAGTATTCCATATAAGATGAACTGAATCGAGAGGATCAAAATTTATGCTTGTTCCGTGAGCGAGTGTGTCGGGTGTTAAACTTACTGTTCCAGTTCCTCCAGCGACTCTCGTGAATATTTTTGTTTCGCCCTGAAAGGTTCCATCTGCTAGTTGTACTGTGCCAGAAGATGTTCCTGTAAGAACTATATATCCGTATTCTTGGTCTGCTGCGGTTCCATTTGCTGCAGTAGCCGATTGTACACCAACTTTATCTGCTACTACAACACCAATTCCCTTAGGCCTTAAAATCAGGTTTACGTTATTATCAGCCCCAATAGCTTCGATAATCGGAGAAGAACCGGTAGCTGTATCTGATACTTTAATGTTATTTCTCGAAGAAGTAAAGTCATCAGTAAAAGATATTACTGAGTTCCCAATAGAATCTGCTAAATATTGGTGAACTCTTGCTTGCTGTATGATTGGATCAAACAGTGTTTTATTCGTAAGAGTACCTGCAGCATCATTTAAAACTAAAGTATCATCTGCTGTTAAAGATGGAATACCAACGTCTTGATTTGCAGTTAATGCACCCGCAACAAAATTGTAAGCGTGACTGAGGTCATTATCTTTTATACTTAAATTAAGTATAGAAGGATTATTTAAATCAGCACTATCTACGGTTTTATTTCTTAAGGTTTGTGTCGCAACATCAACTACTATGTTACCAGCCGAATCTGGAAAATCAATACTAATTTCTTGTGTAGGATCTGCTGCTCCTATTTTAGTTCTAGCAGTAACACCAATTATATCAAAACCACTGTCTGTAAGAGAAGTCGTATTAGGACCTACTACCTCACCGCCTAAAATGTTGTATAATTCTGTAAAATTGGCATTCATTTTTAAGCCTGCAGCACGTAAGGTATCTCCGGTCCTATCATTTGCCGCTGCGCCTACATTGATTGTCTGTCTCGCCATAACTTACTCTCTAATTTGGTTTATAGTATTTATACATGCTAAAGTGGATAATCCGCTGAATCAGCACTATTAACAGCGTCAAATACGGTTGAGAATTTGCCCATATCCATTGTAGCAAATATGGCTGTTTCGGCAGAGTCTTGATCCACTGTAAGTATAAGTTCTGAAGTATCTCCAGAATCATCCATCAAGGTACCTGCAAATCCAGTAATATCAAACACAGATCTATCTGCATCCATATTTCCGATTTGGATATCTGAAGTATTAGAAACTGTAGCTTCTGTTGTAATTCTAACTATACCTAAATCGCTATCACGTAAAAGCAGTGTTTCTGAAGTATCTGCTGTAACACCTAGCTCTGCTTCAAGTTCAACTAGTAGTAACTCATCAGGTTCATCTATAATTTCAGATTGCTGTATCTGAAGTCCATCAGTATTAACAAGTTCTAATAAAAGTTCAGCTCCAAGGAAAACTCCTGCAGGATGCACAAATAATTTATAGGTATCTACCCACTCATTTAAAGGTATGCCTATTCGAATAAGTACAGACAATACTTGATAAAGTTTATCATCTGTAATAAACTTGCGTGACTCTGGGCCTATTACAGAAGCCTGGGTCTTTATCTGTTGGCCATTACCATTAACATCACTTAGATCATAGTCTATAGCTGGCCCAACTTTAAATACATTATCTTTTGGATATATAATTTGTGGGTCTTCACCAAAAAATCCTCTAAAGAACTGCTCAATGCTATATTTAGTACCCTTTGACCTGTACAGAGTATTAGAAAACTTTATAGCTTCTCTTTTATTAATGAACCCGCCAAAATACGCTTGACCCAATAGAAGCTCGTCTTCAAGATACTGTAATAAATCAACTGGTACTTGAGTAGCGTCTCGAGAAGAGTTTAGTCTTTTAATTTTACCAGAAGGGTTATCAGCTGATTCCATCCATTCATAATAAGCTTCAAATAACTTTATTAAGTTTGGATAATCCGTTTTAAAATGATCTGGTAAAACATTTCCAATATCACTTCTTAAGAAGCTTAAGTCTGTTCGATTATTATCGAGAAGGGTTTTATCATTAGTAGACATTAGTTGATTGCACTTACTGTTACTGCAGTTGTGGTTGACCTATCTTTATCAAAATTTAATATTTCATTTCGCGTAGGAGCTATTGCACTTTGGTTAGATGGTACCGCCGCCAGTTTTATAAGGTTAAGTCCAGCCGATATACTAGTAGGATTAAAATTGTTGATAGTAACTATTCCATCAACTGCATTAAAGTTACCTATATTGTCAACTAGTATATCGTCACCAGCAGAAGCTACAATCTGTATAATATTTGTAGACAACTTATTTCGTAGCAAGCATGTTGTACCTTGATAAGTAAAAGCATTACTCGTAATGATATATTCGTTGTCATCTGGTATAGCAATAGGAACTGGAAATTGAAGGTTTACACTCTTATTCACTGCAACGGCTTTTAATGTATCAACAATATATGCAAAATTCTCGTTGCTAATATCTAGTTGGATCATTAGGTTAGCAGCATCTTCATATCTGCCTTCAATAACATTATTAACTATAGTATCAAACGATGATTCTACTCTATTTCCTATTAAAACAGATCTAGCCGCAGGAGCTATTAAAAGAGAATTAATGACCAATATTAAGTTTGGTGAGGTAGGAGTAAACCTTTGCTGCATTCTTATATTAGATCTAGATGAAAGAATAGCTGGAGAAGAAGCATCGACTTCTGTTAGTACGTTTGATCTCCTAAATGCTTGCTTAAAGCCACCAGTGTTGTCTGTAAAGTACCCCGCAATAATATTGTTTACATTATTTTGTACGGCATTTAAAGTTAAGTCGGTAAGCTTAGGGTTAAATTGAAAGAATGTATCAGTTTCAATAAAAGTCTCAATAGGATCTATGAATCTAATATTAAATGAAACTATTGATAATTGTGCAGCTAAATTTCTTATAGCCTGTTTAGTAGTAGAGATAGTATCTGCAGTTACTCCATTTTCAAACAGGATAGAAATATATACCGCACCAAATTCTGGATTAACAGCTTCTTCGCCACCCCATGAAGCTATATCTTCAATGAGTGTAGAATAGCTTTGTAAGATAAGTGAAGAATAGTCTCCGGCAGTAACCATCCTATTCTGAGTAGCGTATTGAAACGGAGCGTTTTTCCTAATTGACTCTATTGATTCTTTATTATCACCACCTATAGAATTTACGTATGTTACTACGTTTAAGTCTGCTGATATATTACCCTGAGAAAACTGAGATGCAGGAGTAAAATCTGAGGCTCCATTTGCAGTAGCGCCTTTTACTGAAAGATAGCTAATTTCAATTCTGCTACCTGTAGTTGGAGCGATACCAAACGTTTCGCCATCACCAAACGATAGATCAAAATACCCATTTGGCGATTCTTTTAAAATATATATCGTCGAGTTAGCGCTAATCGAAGTAGCGCCTGAAATATTTTGGTACTGAGTAAAATCTGAAGATACTCCAGAAGCATATACCTTTACGGTGACAGTATCGGCATCAATAGTTGTATCAGGTATAACATACACTGGGTTGTCTTGATATTCACCCACTAAAAATGTTTTAGTTCTCAAAGAACCTTCAAAAATAGAAATCCTATTAGAACCATCATTAGTTTTAAACCCATAAAACCCTGTTCCGTCATCAATAGCTTCAAAGGGTTGTACAGTTTGAAACGAATAAGAGGTATCATCTACGCTTGTAGTAAATTTAGTATAGGCTGGTAAGGATACTGTTTCTTCTCTTCCTGCAGCACTCGAATTAAATGTTAACCTTACCTTCGCTTGTGCAGCAGTATCAGTATCTGGAACATAACCGATTCCTTCAGATAATGATACCACTGAACTTCTTAATTGTGCTGTTGGTAGGTAAGATTCGTTAAGAGCAAAATTTGCTATTAAAGCATTAAGATGAGTATTATATGCTAATACATCAAGAATATTAGAAAGGCCAGATGCCTCAAAATTGTAGTCTCTAAACTCATCTTTATTAGCAAGATAGTCCTTTAAATTGCTTTTAATATTATTAAAGTCTAAAGCTGATGATTTTATAGTTGTGGCCATATTACCTTAACCTTGATAGCGAAGTCGTAAATACCACAACTTCTTCTGAGTTTATAATTTGAAATTCTATCATAACGTTTATAGAATTTTGTGATTCTTTATAACTTACCTGTACATCTCTAACTATGGCTCTAGGCTCGTATATTTGAATAGCATTAAATATATTTTCTTTTATTTCATCTTCAACATCTTCATCTACAAGTTCAAATAAGAGGCTTGTAATATCACCGCCATAAAAAAGCTCAAAGGGTTTTTCATAGAAATTAGTAAGAATAAGATTTTTTACAGCCTGTTTAACGGCTGCAGCTTCTTTTTTAACAAATATCTCACCATTCGCCTTTGCAGTAAACGAAAGATCTATATCTCTATATTCTACGCTTCTACTTGCATTGATAGTAGACCTGCTAAGATCTCCGTCTTCTCTTGATAATATTCTTGCAGTAGCCATAAAAGTTCTCTGTTTTATTTAGTGTTATTTATAAGGCTTTAGCAAAAGAAACATCAAAACCTTTACTCCAAGTTCCAGCAGATCCTGCACCGCCCTGTCTCCATGCACTCTCATCATAATGAATAAACCCAGTCCTCTCGGTCACTCCCTCAACGGTCCTTTCTGAAGAATAACCGCCAATACCGGGACGAACTCCACGTGCCTTTGCGTTCTTAACTAAAATACGAATATACCGTTGGTAGAGGGATGCGTTTTCTGACGGCATTATTCTGACGCCATTTAGCATTAAATAATGATCAGCTGCTTCTCCAGTTGGATGATTTTTAGTTCCTGTGGCTCTTCTAGCTCTACCGCCGTTTGATGTAATTTGAGCGGTATATTCTGGCCCAAGTTCACGAACAGCAGCCGCAATCGCATCAACAATATTTTGATTAGGCCAGTATATTCTGTTGCTACCTCGTTCGTGAGTTACAGCTCCATCAGCTGGAGGAACCGCTCTTTTAGCTATAGCTCTTTCCTCAAGAACTGAATTATCTTCGAGTAAACACTCTATTAACTCTCCTTCTGCTAATAGCTGTCTATTATACTCGGTAGATACTTTTCTTCTAAACGTTCCGCTCCAATTATCATCGATTAGTGGCAAGATCATTATGAGTCTGGAATTTAATACAGGATTGTCTGATGTACATTCTAAGGTATCATATGAAAGAATCATCTTATCAAAAAATGCTACATCTTTTAGATATTCGGCTATATCAAATAAATCTAAATTATTTGGTTTGCCGGTTTTATCAATAGATTTGTAGATAACTGCTCTACCACTTGACTTTAAATCATTAAT